AATAAATCAACTACTAGAAGCCATCGCCGATGACTATAGGACGTTTCAAACTAGATCGAAAGTTGCCAATGGGTATACATACGATGTAGAAGAAAACGTAGCTGAATTCAAAGAAGCACTTACCGTAAAGGAAGGTTCTAAATACATTAGAATCGATACTAAAGGTTCAGTGTGGGGATTCATAAACAAAGGTAACGACAAATTTAAAGTTGGCGATATCTTAAAACCAGCTGGATATAGAGCTCCAGCGCTTAACAAGGCAAGAGGAAACATCCTTGATAAGTACACGGTATCTTGGACAGGACCACACTATCTTGCTGGTTACTCAGCAGGTGGAACGAGAGATATGGATCTCTTAAGTGGCAACTCTAAAGTTATCACAGTTGAAGGAGTATCAGTATAATGAATACTTCCGGAATCCAATACGATATGTTTAGTGATACGTTTACTGCAAGGTTCGAGCACATAGCAACAACCTACCCAGTATACTTATATCTAAATGAAAATGAGTTTAAGCTCATGACAGTCAAAGAGAACATGGATGCTAAGTTCGACCAAGCATTACAGTCACTTTGGTTAAGAGGCATTATCCCTCAAACTGGCGGTTCAGTTAATGAAGATATTGCCGACTTTCAAGAGAATCACTTCCTTGAAGGTGTATACAAAAATGAACAATTAAGGAGTCACTAATGACACAAGCACAATTAAAGCAAACGCAATCAGCTATCCTAGTTGACATGGATGGAACGTTGTGCCATAGAGAAGGATTCACCGATAGAGATCCGTATGATTACACTAGATCTGGTGAAGATGGATTAGACCCAACGGTTGCAGATATCGTTCAAAGATTTTCTGCTGACCATACTATTATCATCTTTACAGCAAGACCTGCTGCAGCTGAATTCATTTGCAGAACATGGTTGAAAGAACATGGTGTTACATTCGACGCTATCTTCCTCAGGAAAGACAAAGACTTTAGAGAAGATTCAATCGTTAAATGGGAAATGTTTCAAGAACATGTTGAGCCATTCTACAAAGTTGCATTCGTCTTAGATGACAGGCAACAAGTTGTAGACATGTGGAGAGCAAACGGATTAAAGACATTACAGGTTGCGTCCGGTGATTTTTAAAGTCACAGCAATAAAGGAAGGCAATATCGTATCAGAATATCTATATGAATTAGAAGAAACTGCTACGGTATTTGCCGTTCGTATGAGAGAAAAAGGTTATCAAATCAAGATTGAAAAGATAGCATCTCATGATTGAAACTATAATTGGAATTATATGTGTCATAGGCGTAGGCTGGACTTCTTATAAAATAGGAAGGCGTGAAGGCGCTCAGCATTGCTTAGACATACTACATGACAAACGGATTATCAGCTATGATAGTGATGGACAAATAGTTCCTAACCCATTCTTCATCCCAGAAGAGAATTAAAATTGTATAAATAGATATACAGTAAACTAAGAAAAGCCTTTACATTGGCTAAAAAGTATGGTATAATCTATTTATGTTAAAATTTTCTACATTCAAAAAATTAAACGAAGACATTAGTGCATTAAAGTATGCAGGTGACGACGCTGAATTTGCGATAAAACTAATCTCAGAGATTGATGATCAAATAGGAAGTATCGATAGCGAGATTGAATTAGATGGAAGGTCTGGAAAAAATAGCGGTGCCAAGCTTGGCATATCTCAATTAATGATTGACAACCAACGTGGTAAGTTCTCTTCATTAGCAAACTCAATCATCGACAAAAGCCCAGAATTAGAAAGAAAAAATACAGCTCCTGGAAGAGAAGAAAAAGATTACGCATTTAAACATGTGGATATGACCAAATATATCTATGTTAATCTTAGACCAACAGGAAAACGATCTGCGGCTGGCGATGATCCTAACGAACTAATGACAGCAGCGTTATGTTTACTACCTAAACTTAAAGTACCTACTAACTCAGATGATATGGATATTCTTATCGATATTGTATCAGGTAGTTTAAAGAAAGTAAAAGGTTATAAACAAGGCCAAGTCGATTCTTTAAAAGAAGATTATCCGAATCTTTGTATGGCAGTTTCAGCTGCAATATCAATACACGAAGCTGGTTATGGTAATGCTGATATGGTATATCTTACAGGCCAAGCATGGGACGACGATGTTAAACAGTTCCAAATATCTAAATATGGAATGGCTGATTTTAACTCTTCAGATTTCATAATTAAAAAAGGTAAGAACTACCTTGGTGTATCTCTTAAGAAGAAAACACGATTAAGTTCATCTGACCCAACTCTAATTAATAAATCATTCGCTACATTATTCCAAGATAAGAAATTTGATTCAATGATTAAAGCTTTAGAATTAAAAGCTGGTATGTTTTACTTAAGAGTTATTGCTAAGGCCAAAAAAGACGGCGGGTTATCTGCAGATATGTTGACCATGATGGCAAAGAAAAGACCTAGCACAACCAATTGGAAAATGTATGTACAAAGAATTGATAACAAATTTATTAATTCAGAGTTAAAAGGATCTAAGTCTTTATTCAAAGCAATGTCTGATATCATTATTACGAATAAAATGCAGATTGCTAATCAATTAGTACAACTAATATTTAAAGCAGATCTAAAAGAATTAAAGAAAGTCAACTTTGATTTTACGCTTGTTACTGGCATAGGAGATTATGGACCAAAAAAAGGTGTAGTAGTTGAGAAGGGTGAATACAAAGACATCGATACTGTAACAACTAAACTAGATGAACTATTTAGTACAGGCAAAGTCGATATAAGATTAACACCAGGAAAGAAACAAGCATTCGAAGTTGGTGCTGGAGCAGCAATGTTATTCTTTGACTTAATGATTGGTGACATACCAGTATGTAATATTACATTAAGATACAAAGGAAACTTCAGATCAGCGCCATCGTTTATGGCACAAATGACACCAGAATTTAAAAAATTATACAAATAGGAACTAACATGGTATATGCAGAATATAAAACATTAGAAGAAGCCTCAAGAGAACTAGGCACTACGGAACTGGAAGAAGCTCCATTAGTAATGGCTGAAAGAGATATTATGGATACTGTATTAAACGCAATTAAAAAAGAGTTTGATAAACAGGCTAACAAAAGTCCAGAAAAAGCTTTAGCAATGCTTCAGCAATTAGGCAAAATCGTTGGGTATGGTATTACTAAGTCGAATCAATCTAAAGGTAAAGCTTTTAGATATGATCTTAAAAAATAATGAAAACATTTAAGAATTTTATCTTAGAAGCAGGCCCAGGATTATGGGCCAACATCCGTGCTAAGAAAGCGCGTGGTGAGAAGATGAGAAAGAAGGGAGCGAAAGGTGCTCCTACTAAAGCTGCTATGAAGTCAGCTCAAGAAGATAAAGGAAGTAGCGAATCTTGGGAAGCAGGATTTCAAAGACGTGTAATAAAAACTACTAAGCCAGAACATTTAGAAAAAGGTTATAAGTATAGAATTAAGGGTAAAGAAAAAGCTGAAATAACTATTAAGCTTTATAAAACAAAACCAGACTTTGCTGAATTTAAGAAGCAAATGAAAAGAGTAGCTGGTCACGAATTCGGAGGATAACGTGGATATTAAACAAAGAAATAAAATTGTACGTTCATTTAACAGTAAATGGAAATATAGAAAAGACAAAGATCAATATGGTATGGCAGATGCTTGGAAAATTATTTACTCAGCTAATGCCGAAGGTAAATTCGTAGGTGACTGCGAGGACTACTCATTATCAATCTTATATAGATTGTGTGGCGAAAGTCATATAAAAATGTGGTGGATGTTAATCACTCATCAAGCTGGTATATGTTTAGTTGGTCCTTCTAAATGGAAATCATCACACGCAGTATTAAGATATAAAGGTGAATACGTAGACAACTGGACTAAGAAGTTTGGTCCTAAATCTGAAATTGAAAAGAACCATACCTTTCATTTTATATTTGGCCACGGTTTAGCTTATCAAGCTGCTCTTAAAATGATTATAAGCAAAGTATGGAGAAGCTTATAATGAAATCACTAGTGCAGTACTGCTGTGAATCATGCCACGATGTTGTGATAGAAGCTTCCGAGTATCAAGGGAAAAAGGTTAAGCTTAATGATCCTATTAGAACATCAGAAAATAAGAATAAGAAATTCAAAGTGTATGTTAAAAATGACAAAGGAACTGTAGTAGTGGTCAGATTTGGCGATCCTAAGATGGGAATTAATCGTGATGACCCAAAAGCAAGAGCTTCGTTTCGTGCAAGACATGGATGCGATAAAGATCCTGGACCGAAATGGAAAGCTAAATATTGGAGCTGTTTTCAATGGCGCGCTGGCGCTAAGGTAGATAATTAATGTTAAGTTTTAAAAGACAGCTGATAGCAGAAGCCGCATCTAAGAATACTCATATGACACATATTGAGGACTTAGTTTTGGACGGTGGAGTTAAGGGGGCACGCCAAGCAATCCTAGCATTACGAGCGCTTAGGGATATGTTATCTGGTAACGCGAAGGCGCCAGTCGACGTTACGGTCAAGTGGGACGGTGCCCCTGCCATATTCGCTGGTATGGATCCAAGTGATGGCAAATTCTTTGTAGCGAAAAAGGGAATCTTTAATGCTAATCCAAAGGTATATAAATCTCATGAAGATATTGACGCTGACACATCAGGCGATTTAT